CTTTATTAGATTTAATTTCTGAAGGAGAAATAGAAGGCTTTGCAAGTGCTTCAAAAGAAGGAAGAACACAAGGAACAACTGCTTATAATAATGCTGCTTTAAAAGATGTTTTTTTAAACGATACTCCAGTTTTAAAATCTACTGCTAATTCTGCTAGTCCAGCAACTACAGATTTTAATTTTCAAGATGTTACTTTTAATCCACGTTTTGGAACAGCAAACCAAACTAAAATACCTGGTATCGAAAGTAGTTCTTCTATAACAGCTGTAGGAAGTACTGTCACAGCATCTACTCCTGTTACTAGACAGATAACTAACTCTAATGTTGATGCGGTTAATGTAACTATTACATTTCCACAATTACAAAAAGCTACAGATAAAGGAGATTTATTAGGTTCTTCTGTTTCTTTAAAAATATCTGTTCAATATAATTCTGGAGGTTTTACTGATGTAATTTCAGATACTATTACTGGTCGAACTGCTGATGCCTATCAGAGAGATTATCGAATAAATTTAACAGGAACATTTCCTGCTGATATAAGAGTTACAAGAGTTACTGCAGATAGTACATCTTCAAGTCTAATAGATGCTTTTATATGGACAAGTTTTGCAGAAATAATAGATGATGCTTCTACTTATGCAAACAGTGCTTATGCATCTCTTCGATTGGATTCAATGCAATTTCAATCAATTCCAACAAGAAAATATCGTATTAGAGGAATAAAAGTAAGGATTCCTGGAGCAGGAGCAAATAGCTCAGGAACTCCAAGTATTGATAGTGCAACAGGAAGAATTATTTATCCTGATGGCTATATATTTAATGGAGTTATGGGCGCTGCTCAATGGTGCTCTTGTCCTGCAATGATATTACTTGACCTTTTAACAGATACAAGATATGGGTTTGGAAATCATATTACTGATAGTTCACTTGATTTATTTTCATTTGTAACTGCTAGTAAATTTGCAAATACTTTAGTTTCAGATGGTCTAGGCGGTCAGGAAGCTAGATTTAGCTGCAACGTAAATATTCAATCTTCTAACGAAGCATTTGGATTAATTAATGAATTAGCAGGAGTAATGAGGTGTATGCCTATCTGGTCTGCAGGCAGTATTCAATTAGCGCAGGATAGTCCTAAAGATGCAAGTTATTTATTTAATTTAGCTAATGTAACTGAAGCAGGTTTTAGCTATTCAGGAAGCGGATTAAAAACAAGAAATACTGTAATTTCTGTTTCTTATTTCAATATGGATAGTAGAGAAATAGACTATGAAGTTTATGAAGATACAGCTGCTATTGCTAAATTTGGAGTAATAATAAAACAGGTAAAAGCTTTTGCATGTACTAGCAGAGGGCAAGCTCGAAGATTAGCGAAAGCAATTTTATTTGCGGAACAAAATGAATCAGAAGTTGTTTCTTTTGCAACTTCGGTAGATTCTGGAATAATTGTAAGACCTGGAGCAGTAATAGAAATTGCAGACCCTGTAAGGTCTGGTTTAAGAAGAGGAGGAAGAGTTAGTGCTGCTACAACTACACAGATAACTGTAGATGATTCTTCTGCAACAGATTTACCTACAACAAATAATCCAACTTTGTCTGTAATTTTACCTGATGGAACAGTAGAAACTAAATCTATTTCTAGTATTTCTGGAGCTGTAGTTACCGTATCTTCTGCTTTTTCTCAAACTCCTAATGTTAATACTGTCTGGTTATTACAAGACAATACTGTAGAAGCTCAAAAATTTAGAGTAATTACTGTAGAAGAACAGGAAGGATTAGTTTATTCAATTACTGCTTTATCTTATGTAAATGAAAAATATGCTTTTATTGAAGATGGAGCTAGTTTACCTACTAGAACTGTATCAATACTAAATCTACCTAAAGACCCTCCAACAGCTTTACAGGCAGAAGAAAAAATTGTTGAAATTAATAATCAGGCAGTTTCTAAATTAATTCTTAGTTGGCAACCAATTGTTGGTGTTACTCAATACCAGGTTAATTACAGAT